GTCAGCGGCGGCGATCGTGCGGGCCTCGAGCAGCGCGTCCTCGGCGCGATCGGCGCGGACGTGCCAGTAGGCGGCGACCAGGGCGAGTGCGGTGATGGGCACCAGCCACCAGAACCGCCGGGCGAGATTGAGGTACGGGATCACTGGATGACCCTCTGCGCGTGTACCGGGTCCGGCTCGTCGTCCTCAGCGCCCTCGAGCAGCTCCTGCGTTTCGCGGAGCGCGTAGACCTGCAGCGCCGCGAGTAGCGCCTCGAGCGCGATCGCGAGGTGGTAGTCGGCCGGCGGGTGCCGGCGTACTTAGTCGCGGATGTTCGCCACGGCCGCCGACAGGGCGACGCTGGACAGCACCTCGTCCTGGTCGGCGACGATAGTCACGGCTTCGGCGCCGGCAGCTTCCGCAGCAGCGAACTGCCCATGTAGCCGGCCATCAGCGCGCCCGCCGGCGTCACCGCCAGGCCGAGCACCGGACCGAGCGCCGGCAGCTGCCACACGACGACGGCGACGCCGCCGGCGGCGGCCAGCCAGCCCGGCCCGTCGGTGCGCAGGAATGCGAGCGGCGACGGCCGCGCGTCCGCCGGCGCGGCGCGCCAGGCCTCCGCGTACCGGCTGAGCACGTGCAGCGTCAGGCCCGCGGCGGCCGCGAGGAATAGCTCGAGCATGGGGTCTCCTACGCCGCGACTTCGGCGGTGCCCGCGACGGGGCGGATCGTGAGGGTGTGCACGGTGCCGACCCCGAGCGCCTGCCGCAGCGCGTTGAGCGAATCGGTGGACTGCAGCACCGCGGGCTGGTCGTTCAGCCGACCGTGCCGGCGGCCGACGAGAATGCAGCCGAGGATGTCGGCAACGGTGTTCCCGTTGTGGATCAGGATCGCGGAGCGCCCCCAGGGCTGACCGCGCGGGATCTCGCCCGGCCAGTCGTACACGCCGAGCCGCGGATTCGACAGCCGCCAGACGTTCGGCCAGCGCGGCGAGCTGTGCGGCGACAGCCGGTAGGTGCCGTCGGGAACACAGGACTCAAGCAGCGCGCCTTCGCGGCGCTGGCCACCTGGCCCGTCCAGATCCGGCCGCCACGGTTCCTCGAGCGTCGCCAGGCGCAGATCTCCGACCGTGAGCCAGCCGAGCGTGGCATCCGGCAGGTACGCGATGCGGACGAGCTGCAGATTCACGGCTTGATCTCCCGCCCGAACAGGAAGGCACCCACCGCCAGCGCCGCCGTGAACAACCAGTGCAGTGCCTTCCTGGCGCCCGCGTACTCGTTGAGGATCTTGGCGTGCTCGCGCAGCGCCTCCGTGTTGGCGTCGATCGACGCTTGCAGACCGGGCATCGTGGCCTTCAAGGCTGCGATCTCCTCGCCCTGTGCGTTGAGTCGTTCGTCCTGCCGCTGCTGTCGCTCGCGCAGGTGTTCGATGTCGGCTGGGGCCACGGCTACGCCTTCAGGTACAAGTGTCGGACGGCGAGAGCGAGCGCGAGCAGGACCCGGCGCGCCTGCACGACGTTGGTGACGTTCGCCGTGAGCCACGCCTCGACGTCTGCGGGTGAGGCGGCGACGAGTCGGCGCAGCACGGCGTCGGACTCGGCATCGAGCCGCCGCTGCATGGCCGGCGGCGTCGGCAGCGGATCGCCGACCTGCGGCTCGGGCGTGCTCACTGGATCTCGGTCCCGTCGCCGCGCGGACCGGGCGCGCCGACGACCGGCGGCTTCGCGTTGTGGCGCTTGCGCCGGGTGTAGAGGATCCCGAACGCAACGAACCCGATCGCGACCAGCGCGACCAGCACCTGCCAGGCTTCCATGTGCGTCTCCTTACGGCGGGGCGCCGTGCTGGAAGAAGAAACTCACCGTGGCGCGCGCGACGCGCCCGGCTGCGTCGATCACCTCACACGCGAGGATGGTTTCGTAGAGGTTGTTCACGCCGGACGTGAACAGCGAGACCGACTGCCCGGTGAACGGCGACGTCGAGAACACCGAAGGCCCGTAGGTGGCGGCCGGGTTTTCGACGTAGTACCAGAGGTAGCTGTACGGCCCAGTGCCGTTGGTCGGGTTCGCCGTCCAAGTGCCGATCGCTGTCGATCCGTTCCCGTACGCACCCGACATCGGCGAGCCGCTGATCGCTACCGAGAACGTCGGCGGCGGCGTCGCACCCCCGTCCTCGGCCAGTATGCTCGGCGTCGCCCACTCGCCCGACCCAATCGTGTCCGTGGCGGTGCTGCTGGACGCCGTCGCGGTCGTCACCCAGCGGAACGGCCCGCCGCTGGTCGGCAGCGACTGCGACCAGCCGTTGTTGATGTCAGACAGCGCGCCGGTCGCGAACGTGTACGTGGTCGTGGCGCTGGGCACGCTCGGCGGCGTCGACGTGTTCGTGCGCTGGAACAGGAACACGACCGCCGTGCTGCTGCCTGGCGCGCCGTCGGACCCGTTCGTACCGTTGGAGCCGTTCGCTCCATTGGCTCCGTCCTGGGCCAAGAGCGCGGCCGCGGCCCACTCGCCGGGCGCGATGGTGTCGGTGGCGCCTGTACTCAGCGCCGTCGCAGTCGTCACCCAGCGGAACGCCCCGCCGCTGGTCGGCAGCGTCTGCGACCAGCCGTTCGTGAGGCCGCTCGCTGCGCCGCTCGAGAACGTGTAGGTGACGTTCGCGTTGGGCAAGCTCGGCGGTGTCGCGCTCGCGGTTCGCTGGAAGAGGTAGACGGTCGCGGCACTCACGCCGGGCGCACCGTTCGATCCGTTGGCGCCGTTCTGCGCGAGGATGACCGGCGTCGCCCACTCGGCCGCGGCGATCGTGTCGGTCGAGGTCGTGGCGCTCGCGGTCGCGGTGCTGACCCACACCGGATCCGTGCCGGCCGGAATCGTCTGCAACCAGCCGTTGTTCAGGCCGGTGAGCGCGCCCGTCGCGAAGGTGTACGTGGTCGAGACGCTCGGCAGTGCCGGCGCACTGGACGCGCGCTGGTAGATGTAGACGACGGCGCCGTTGCGTCCATCGGCGCCGGCGCCCGCCGCGAGCGCCGTGCCCTGCACGCCTGCGGTAGCGCCCGCCGGAAACCAAGCAGACACGTTGTCGGTGCCGAAGATCGTCCGGCCCTGCTTCGTGCGGATCCAGAACCAGCGCGACTCAGCCGCCGGGACGGTGACGGAGACGGTGTCGCCACGAAGCTCGGCGACCTTCACCGCGTTCGCGCGGTTGTTGTCGATCGACGCCCAGAACTCGACCACGTCCCAGAGCAGCGGGTCGGGCAGAGTCGCGCGCGCTTGGATGCCGCCGGGCTGGGAGGTGGTCGCGAGCGCGGTCGGCGCCGGCGGCGGGCTGTCGACATCCTCGGAAGGCGTTTCCGGTGCCGGCACGTACTGGATGCGCAGCGCCGAGCCGGCGAGCGAGCGGCCGGTGATGACGTCCGGATTCGGGTAGCCCATCCAGACGCCGGTGTTCGACGGGTACCGGCGGCGGCCGCCGTTGTCGAGGAACTGCAGCTGTCCTGTCGGCGGCAGCGAGCCGCTCGGGAGCGTCAGGTTCCCGGTGTTTGCGACGAACCGGCCCGAGAAGTCTGGCGCGGACAGCAGCGAGCCGTCGAGCAGCACGAGGAGTGCGCCGGGCCCGCCGGCGCCGCCGGGGCCTGCCGCGTAGGTGTTGCGGTCCGGGGTCAGCACCGACGTCGCGGCCGACGAGTTGCCGGACAGGTTGATCGACGACGAGACACCGAGCCCGATGCCGCGCGCGACGATCGCGAGGCCTGCGCCACCGTTCGCGCCGGCGCCGCCCAGCGATTGGATGTTGACCCCGCTGGTCAGGATGCGACCGCCTGGCGCACCGCCAGTGCCGCGGAGGTCCGTCGGGAGGCCGCGGAGCGCGTTCCCACCGACCTCGAGCGTCAGCACCGGAAACGCGGAGTGCGCGGCGCGCGTGAGCTGCGCCGGCACCGTCTCCATGTCCGGAGGGCCGTTGGAGTAGTCCCGCGAGACGTTGATGCCGTCCCAGCCGCGGGAGTGGCCCACGAAGCCGGGCGAGCCGGCCGGCTGGGTCGTCGTGTTCGTGTCGGCGACACCGGCGCGCCCGGCTCCGACGCCGCTGACGATGCCGTTCAGGGTCAGGTAGCCGCGGACGCGCAGCTGCACGTTGCCGCTGATGTTCAGCGTCGTGCCCTGCGGGATCGTCAGGTCGCCGAGGTGGTAGAAGATCCCGGCATCCAGCGTCGACCCGCCGACGAGGTTGTAGGTGCCCGTCGCGGCCACGCCGGCCGTGACCGGCACGACGTTCGTCAGCGGCTGGCCGGCGGCCGAGTAGAATGCGTCCGGCAGCGCCGTGACGCTGACCGTCGGCGATAGCGCGGACGCGGGGGCCGTCGAGCCGAAGAGGTCGAGCGTCACCTTGCCGGTGCGGTGATTCACCGCGATCGACTGCACTTCGAACGCGCGATCGATACCCGTCACCGTCCCGGCGTAGTCCCGAACGTGCTCGAGCTTCAGCCGCACCACGTCGCCGACCTCGAGTCGGTTCAGACCGTGGAGCACGTCCACCGTGATGCGCTCCGGCGGCGCGGCGTAGCGGTCCCGCAGCCCGTCGATCAGGCGAAACACCGTGCTGTCGGTGTGGCGACCGCCCCACAGGCCGCGGAACGCGAGCTTGAGCTCCTCGCCCCGGCCGTGGGTCGTCACCGAGTTCGCGTCGAGCAGCTGCAGCTGCCGCGTGAACGAGCGGCCGTCAGGCGCTGGGTTCCACTCGACGGTGAACACGTTCCGCAGCGACTGCATGTCGTGCTCGAGGGCGCCGACCTGCACGCAGTTCGACTCGTCGAGCGTCGCCACCCCTGCGGAATCCGAGAGAACACGCGTCATCCGCCGCAAGCCGAGCGTCCCGTCCGCGTAGACCGGCGCGAACAGGCCGAGCAGCCGGAGGATCTCCTCCTCGTAGAACTTCTTGCCGTCGGTCTTTCCGATCCCAAGGAAGCGCAGCACGACGCCGTTCGCGTCGTTCGTCAGGTCCCAGAGATCCGGACCGATGCCGGTGAAGTCGGACAGCCGGATCAGGTCCGTCGGGATACCCAAGTGCCAGGTGCTCGGCAGCGTCGCGCTGTCGTTGTGCAGCACGCCGGTGAGCAGGGCGTACAGCAGCTTCGGCCCCGGCAGCTCGAGGTAGACGTGCTCGGTCACCTTCTCGCGGCGGCTGGCCGGCGTGTTCGCGTCGACCGCGTAGGCAGCCGCGGTGGTGCCGAGCACTCCACGCGTGCACCCCGTGAACGAGGTCGCGGTCGTCCCGGTGTACCGGATGACCTCGTCTTTGATCTTGATGTATCCGACCGTCGCGCCGGGAGCGTCCGAGTAGCTGGCGCCGTGATAGACCCGCGCGAAGCCGGTGGTTGAACCGACGAAGATCGTCGTGTCCGTGGCCGTGATGGACTGCGCGAGGGTGGTCGTTGCGAGGGTAAAGACGTCCTTGCGTGCGCTGCGCTGGACGTCCCGGCACTCGACCGAATAAGCGCCCCGGTCGAAGGTCGCGCCGGACACGTCCTGCGTCGCGATCAGCTGGAAGTCGGACCACGGCTGGCCGGCGAAGCCCATGTAGAAGCGGCAGCGACGGTTCCGCAGGCCACGGCCCATGCCGAGCTGCGCCCGAATCTCGGTCGTGAACTGGCTGCCGACGTCGACCAGGCGGAACGAGGCCGAGCCGATCTCAGCACGGCCCTCGTCCGGGTTCAGGCGCTGCGAGACGACGTTCGGCTCCGCCAGACAGCCGGCCAGCACCACGCCGGGCACGCCGCTGATGCCCGGGTGGCTGGTGACGTAGAGGGAGCCCGACGGGAACTCGATGAGGACGACGAAGCGCGGCTCCTTTGTGCGGGCCTCGGCCAGCGCACGGAACAGCGGCGGATCGGTACGCATCAGGCCTGCTCGACGTCGAACGTGACCTGACAAGCATCGTCGGCCCGCGTGGCGCCGGTGCCAGGGATGCGCTGCTCGCTGTACCCGGGAGTCGTGCGCTTCGCAGTTACGAGGGCGCCCGGAGCGGCGATGCTGCCGAACTCGTCGAACGAGAACGGCTCGCCGCCTTCGGTGGAGTCCAGGAACTCGCGCAGCGCGAGCAGCTCAGCCGCGCTGAGTGTCAGCACCTGCACCTGCCACGTCGCCTTGCCGAAGTAGCGCAGGCGCTCAAGGGAGTCATTCAGCGTTCGCTGATCGTCGACGCCCACCTTGCGCGTGCGGGCGGGGTAGCCCTCCACGCACCGGAGGTCGAGGCTGTACTGCAGCCCCACCGTGCGGCCGGCCACCAGCGAGCGCGCGGCGTTGTAGGTCACGGCTGTCATGCCGGCATCAACTCCAGGGCCTGGCGGCTGTTCGGGGTGATGATCACGAGATCCCGTTCCTCGATGCCTTTCTTCAGCGCGTTCGCGATAAAGTCCTCGGTCTCGCGGGTGCCGAACACGTTGCCTTGGATGATCACCTGCGCCTGCGGGCGGGACTGCGTCTCGGTCTGCGCGTTCGCGGAGGCGATGCGGTCGAGCGCGGCGGTCGAGTCGAAACCACCGCCAGCGCCGCCCGCCCCGCCAGTCACCGACCCGCCGCCTGGGTTGATGCTGCGGATCTGCTGTACGCGCGCCATGCCGTTCGCAAGTACGAGGCCCGCGGCGACGAGGTTCTTCGGGAACGGCACGTCCTTCAGCGCGCGGTTCGCGCCGGCCAGCGCCGTGATCGTCGCGTCAGCGATGGCGAACGCCTTGCCGGCCTTGGACTGGCGCCCGAGCGCATCGATCGCCATGTCCACACCCATGCGCGCCAGCTCGCCCGTAGACGCAGCCTTAACTTCCTCGATCATCCGCTGCGTCTCTGCGCTGCGCGTGACCGCTTCGATGATGGTCTGCTCGCGCAGGTCGATCCCGGCAACCATCGCGGCGTTGTGCTCGTTCTGCAGGTCCAGGATCTGCTGGTTCCGCAGGCGCTCGGCCTCGACGCGCGGATCTACGACCGAGGCGCCCGTCGCCGTCGTCAATCCGTACAGTTGGCTGTCGATCGCGTTGCGACCGAGGAGCGCCTCCATCCCTGCGCTGGCCGTGACGGCGCCAGCGCGACCTCCGCCCGCCGCTGCGCCGCGGGGCGAGGACAGCTCGACGCCGACCGCGCCGCGCATCCACGACTGCGCCATGAGTCCGCCGACGCGGTCCAGTTCGGCCGGGACGTTCATGCGCGCGGCGGCCTCCTGCACCGCCGACGCGGCGTTGTTTGCCATCGCGCTGAACTGCCGCGACATGTCGCCGAAGGTCAGCATCGCCATGGCCCGGTTGTAGGCCATCCCGAGCGAGAAGATCGCGACTTCGAGGCCGGCAAACGCAGCGCGGCCGACGACGTACAGGCCGGTCGCGCCGGCCGCCACGCTTTCCATGGTCCGGGTCAACCCCTGACCGCGGCCGTCGGCCTCCAAGATCGCCTCCATCGCGGCCGACAGGAACGGCGTGAATCCGGCAGCGATCTGCGCGCCCGCGACCGTGGCGGCGATCTGAAGGCGGTCAAATGTCTGCTGCGCCGCGCCGAGCGTCGCGATGGTCTGCTCGTCCATGACGAGGTTCAGCCGCTCGGCCTCGTCCGTCATCGCGCGAATGCCGGCGCTGCCGGCCGACACGAACGGGACTAGCTCGCTGCTGGCCCGGCCGAGGAGCTGCTGCGTTGCGGCGGCGCGCTCGGCGTGCGTCGGTAGCTGAGCGATCGCGTCGGCGACCTCGAGCAGCGCCTGCTCGGTGCCCAGGCTCGTCAGCATGGAGGCCGACAGGCCAAGCCGCTGAAACGACTGTGCGGCAGCGCCGCCCTGCGTCGCGGCCTCGCCGATGTTCCGCTGCAGGGCGCCGAGCGCGGCGTCCATGGCAGCCGAAGAACCGCCAGCGTCGACCGCAGCGGCGCGGAACTCCTGCAGCGCGCGCGAACTGAGCCCGACGGCCTCCGAGGTGTCGCCGATCTGGTCGGCCGCGGCGGCCATTGACCTCGTGAACGCCGTGATTGCGCCGATCGACAGCGCGCCCGCGACCGTTGCGCCGATGCCGGCCATCGCGCGGCCCACGCTCTCGCCCGCCTGCTGCATCGACGTCATCTGAGACTTCGCGTCCCGGATGCCGCGCTTCAGCTCGTCGAGGTCGGCGCCGATGAAGATCCGCGCGTCGGTCATTTCGGCGGTGCTCCGAATATCCCGGTTAGGATGGCGATCTGGGCCTCGCGCGACTGCGCCACGGGCCGCCGATGGATGCGTTCAGGATAGAAGTCGTCGATGGTGAAAGGCTGGCCGTTGCGCTTGCCGCCGGCTGAGTTGCCGACGCGCGCCGCCACCTGGCCGAACAGCACGCGGTGCGCCGGCCAGCCCTGCGGCTCTTCCGCCTCGAGCTGGCAGTGCAACGAGAACTCGACGGGCGACATGCGCTGCATCAACTCGCCCGCCGGGATGCCGAATCGCTGCGCGAGCCGAAGCCACATCCGAAGCTCCGGCTCGTCCGTCAGTTTTTTTCGGCGGTCTCGCCGGTGAGGTTCGACAGCCGGATGAGTTCTGCGGCCGCCTTGAGCACCACTGCGCGCGGCCACTCCTCGAACGCCTGCGGGTCCGTGACCAGCGGCGCACCCGTCTCGTCAACGAGGTGCTGCGCCAGCAAGGCGTGGTCGGTGAGCCGCTCGGTGTCGCCGCCGTCCTTCGCTGCGCGCACGGCTGCCGCGAAGGCCGACCACTCCGCCCCGGTCATCAGCCGCATCCGCAACGACACGCCCAGCACGTCGACCGTGACGATCGATGCCGCGCGCAGGCGCGTCAGGAGATCGGCGTAGCTCACGGGGTCACCGTCGGCGCACCGGTGCAGGACAGGGTGATGCTTGCCATCACGGGAGCGCCGTCCTGCGTCAACTCGGAAATCTCGTACGACGAGACGAACGCCGGGAACTGCCACTGGAACGCGCCGGTGTCCGGCAGGATCAACTGGTACACGTCGATTGTCTTCGCGAGCAGCCGCGTGCGCAGCGCGTCGTGGGCGATAGCGGGCGCCGTCGGAACCACCGGGTCGAACAGGATCTCGAGGGGCACCTCAAACGGCTCGAACGTAGTCGGCATCACGATGGCGTGGCCGCTGCCGTCGGCGCGCACAGTCTCCTTGTTCAGCACGAATTTCGGCGGGGTGATCTTGGCGACGCGCGCGATCGGCGTGAACACGTCCGGGCCGGTGGACGTGCGGATGTTCAGCACGAAGCCATTGCTGGTCATCGACATAGCGGTCTCCAGGAAGGCAAAGGCCCGCTCAGCGCAGGCGCCAGGGGTGAATGCGGGCGGACGTCAGAGCGCCACGTCAGGCGCCGCGTCGGTCGTCATGTAGCGGATGCGGTACTCCAGGCGAGCCGATCCGCCCGGCGCCTCCGCATCATCAGAGAACTCCATCGAAGTCGCGACGAGCAGCAGGTCGCGGGCGAGCCCGCCCAAGCGCCGGTCGTTCGCGAGCGCCTGCTCGACCTCGGCGCAGGCTGCGTCGATCACGTCGTCGGGCTCGGGTACGAGCGCCACCACCTCGACGTACACCGTCAGTTCGCGCTGCAGCACCCGAGGCTCGGTGCCCGTGAGCGGGTCGTCGCTCTCGGTTCGCGTGTAGATGAACAGGGCCGGTGTCTCGTTTCGCTCGAGTCGTCGCGCGCGGCTTCGGAACACGTTGCGGCCTGTGCTTGGCAGCCCGTTCAGCGTCGTCGCGATGCGCTCGCGGAGCTGCTGACGGACATGCGTCATGTCGGCCCCTCGACATGCAGCCGGCACACGGTCAGCCCGCTGTCGTCAGGCTCGGGCGGCTCGCAGACGCGGTAGCGGAACTGATCGCGCACGAGAATGGCGTCGGTGGCGATGCGCCGCGCGTCTGCCGCGCCGAAGGTGGCGGTAATCTCGCGTGCGCTCACGTCGGGCCCGTCGAGCATAGACATGGAGCGCGGGCGGTCGGTCCACACGGCTGTCGCCGAGAACTCGGGCGAGCCGTCGGCCGGGTACACGAGCACGCGCTCGCCGTGCACGCGCAGGATCGCGGCCTGCAGCGCGGCCTGACGGGATGCAATGTTCATGAGGAGTTGGGGCGGGCCGCGGGCGCCCGCCCATCGCGGTTACGGCGTCAGAGTCGTGTTGCCCGGCGTGAGCTTCACGACGCCCGTCGTGTCGCCCGACGCCGCCGGCGCCGCCACGATCGCGCCGCCGGTGATGTCGCCGGTGGCCACCGTGATCTGGCCGATGTTGCCGAAGGCGCCGGCCGACTGGTCCCAGATCAGCCTCGAGCCGACCGTCCACGCCGCGCCGCCGACCTTAGGCACGCGGAACACGCCGCCCACCGCGACGCTGCCCGTTCCGCCGGCCGGAATCGCGACCAGCGCGATGCCAACGGTGCCGTTCATCGGAACCACGGCACCCGCCGCGATCGCCGAGCCGCCGGCGGTGAAGTTGATGACGTCGTCGTCACCGCCCGAGAAAACCACGTTGCGAGCCATGTCACTTGTCTCCTGAAACTGTGATGTAGGTGAGCCCGGGCCGATGTCGACCCGGGCTCAGGCCGATCAGGCGCCGGCGTTGCGGACGATGCCTCGCCAGCCGATAGCTGCGACGCCGTACTCGAGCACCACCTTCCACTTGAGCGAGTCGGAGTCGAACTCCTCCATCTGCTCGACGGTCGGCTCCTGCACGCCACCCACGAAGCCCACCTCGAACACCGGCTCCTCGGCCGGGCTCGCGAGCAGGTAGTAGGCGGTGCCGGTGAGGCGCGGCGTGTCGACCACGTCGCTCACGAGGCCGCGGACCACGTTCGGCCGCTGCAGGCGGTTCGTCGCGTCCGGGTCGTACTGCGACTCGTTGAGCACGCGCAGCGCCGAGCCGAGCTCCATGCCCGACAGCGCGATCGCCGGACGGATGTCCAGGAAGTCGTTGCCGCTCGGGTCCTGCTGCCGCGCCATCAGCACGCGCATCGCGTCGATGCGGGTCACCGAGGGGACGGCGCCGGTCGAGTCGATGTTGAAGTGCGTGCTGTGGAACAGCGGCTGGCCGTCGCCCATCGTCGGGCCGTTGCCCGAGTTCAGCGCGAACAGCGCGTACAGGTCCTTGTCGATCGTGCGCGCCGCGACGCTGCCGAGGTTCCGGGCGATGTCCGAGAACGCCTGCAGGTCGTCGTTCACGATCATCTCGCGCGTCACCACCAGCATCCGGCCCTTGCGGACCGCGGTGATCGACTCGCGCTGCGCATCCGCCACGGTGCCCTGCTCGTACCGGCCCGACTCGTTGACCGTCGCCAGGTCCGAGAACGTGCCGATGCGGTAGCGCGGGTGCGCGCGGAAGTCGGCGAGATCGCCGGTCCGGGCGATGCGCCGCCACGTGGTGGGCGCGCCGGTGTAGGCCACCAGCAGCAGCTTGTTCAGCGTGTTCTCGAGCAGGTTCGGGAAGTCGCTGGTCGTGTGGCCGAACGCGG